ATATCCTTTTGAGCCTTAGCCTGAGCCTCTAACTCTTTGATTTGTAACTCTTTTTGCTGCATTTGTATTACAGGATCTTGCATCTGCTGCTGATTTATTTGCTGTTGAGCTTCTCTTTGATTCTTTCCTAACAACTGCTCTGCCGCCGCTGCGACCAACCTTGATATCCTCAACTCGATATCTTCTGGCAAAGGCTCTCCTGGTGGAGGTAGCTGTACGCCAAGCTCTTTTTCTATCTCTAATCTGTACTTGAACGCCAGATGTTCTTGTATGTGAGCTGCCATTGCGTTGAATGCCTTCTGTGCATTCGGACTCTTGCTCATAATCTCCAGTATCTTTGGATCTTGAACAAAGGACATGTGTACTTTTATGTGTGCATCGTGATCTTGGTAGATATAAGCCCTTATTGGCTTGCCGTTTAGCAGCTCCATGTTCTCTGAAACAGGATCTATCGGCGGTATCTCGTCTTCTAGAGGTACGATCTTGTCTGCATCTCGGATATTCAGTATTTCCAGCATCTGTCTGTGCAAAAGCTGCATGTCATACATCTCAGGAGCTTGTGCAGCTAGCTGTAGAGCCGCCTGATACTGCATAATCCTCTGTGCCATCGTTCCAGCGTTAGGATCACTGACAGGAACTATGTCAACTCGCTCATCAAAGTCCTGAGAAGTCATTTCTTGACCGTCTTCTTCGTAAGGATAGGCCTCAGGACCAAAATCACGCACAATATTCGACAAAAGACGCAGCTCATCCCTCATAGATGAGTGCAATCGCGCCTGAACGGCGCTCATAACCTTCATTGACCGCTCTAATATCGCTAAAGTCGTGCCAACAGGCGCTTCTGCGTTCATATCTGCCGCTTTTACGTCAGCAGCAGAGGCAAAACGCCGCCCTTCTTCTACAATATCGCCCAAAAGCTGATATAAAACAGTGCTAGGCTCTTTGTAGGGCAAGAAACTTATGTTATCTCTTATCGCTCCACCAGGAACGTCCACATCTCTGAACTCTCCGGGCATAATCGGGGTGTCATCGCCCTTGATTCTTAGCCCTCTAGCCTTCAAACCACCCGGAAGGTTGGCTAATGTTCCCGCATCGACTAGTTGTCGAAGCAAAGAGGTCGCTGATTTGGCTAATCCACCAATCATGTGGATCAATCCGAACCCGTAAAACCCTAAACCCGGCATATATTGGTAGTGAACGAAGTGTTGGCGCTTCATTTTGCGCTCATCGCTCTCATACCAGTTGCGTCTGATGGCTAAAACCTCTCTTGAGCCAAGATCTATGCTTACAACATAGGGTAATTGCACCCCTGTTGGCTCTCCGTTCTGCACATCCTCGAATCCGACAAGGTCTAAATCGACCATCATCTCTAAAATAGTGTGTCTGCTGTCTGAATCGTAGGTGGCGTTGTCGCCTGTTAGCTCGTTATACTTGTCTTTTATCCTGTCAGTGGACGAATAATCTCCAGATCCGCCGCTAGAAACGTCCACATCTGTGTAAAAACCAGCAACTTGCAGCTTTCTTATCTCGTTGCTGCTCTTTTTCATCACATGCGTAGCTCTTTCGCACGTTGCTAGGTCGGATGCGCCGTAGCTAACAACAAAATCCTCTGCTGGGACAAACATGCTGCATGGCCTACCCATGCTTGGATCGTAATAAACCTTGCGAAAAGCAGATCCAGCAAGCGGGAGAGAGAACAACATGCGCTCTGTCTCCGTTCTGTACTCTGTCATTTTCTCAGTCAGTAGATAATTAAGATAATCTTCTACTCTGTTTGCCTGTTTTTCTTTTTCGTCAGTTATTTTTCCAACAATACTGGTCTTTACAGGACCGGATGCAGGGAATAGTTCCTGTATCGCTTGTGACTGAAAGCGTATGACTGATTCTGTAAGCAGTGGATGGAACACTCCACAGGCCCCATCCCACGGCATAGTGCGATCTTCATGCTTTAGGCCAAGCAGATCTAAGCCCTCTATGTAGGATCTTTCCCAATCAGCGCGACTTTCTTTGTCAGAGTGATACGCAGATACCAGATCACTAGCTATGACGTTTAGCTCTTTGTCCTCAACGAACTCAGCCAAGTTAGCATCATGCGGTATTTGACCCCCAAACAGATCCTGCTCATCGAAATCAAATATAGTCTCACCACCCGCCTCTACTGAAACGGACTCTGGATTAACTATTTCGATTTCTACAGCGTCTTCCGGGTCACCCCCAGGTTGCGCCATAGGAGTTGCTAGGGGTCTATCGACGGCCATTTTTTATATGCCGCCGCGCTTTCCGCCCTTGGTAGACATCTTAGACCTGGTCTTTCCACCACGCATCATGCCTTTGGTCTTTCCTCCACGGCTCATGTTCTTGGACTTCATAACTCTTCCGCCCTTGAAATAGCCTTTGCTCTTGGGAACCATGCCCCCGCCTTTCATATTGCCTTCGTCATCAGCAAGAAAAAACGGAACCATCTTTCCGTCTTTCTCTACCATACGAAGCTTTTCTGTCTTGCCGCCGCCTTTGTAACCTTTTGTTTTACCGCCACGCATCATACCCTTGGCCTTTCCGCCGCGCATCATGCCTTTAGCTTTGCCGCCGCGCATCATCCCCTTGCTAGTCTTCCTCATGCGAGTCTCCTGCATATAGATTATCGAATACCTGATTTACATCTAGCGTGTAATCAAGATCTGATTTGCTGTAATGAATATGTTGCGAGGGCCTGAAGTCAGGCGCTCCTTCGCCTGTTTCAAACCACGCTGGATGAGTCACCCTAACACGGTTGTTTGGCAAAGCCACAATATTCCCAGTCCAAGGCCCAGCATCCAACAGCTCCATAACATGGGACTGTTTGTGCTGCGCTGGATCATCTGCTATTTCACTATCTGTATAGTCAACAGTGAAATAATATTTAGCTGGATAAAACTCCCCGTTTATCTTGGCAAGCCAAGGGCATGGTGTGGCTCTTTCCAACACATAAGCACTGTGTTCTCTAGAGCTACAATCCCAGGGCTGTGCTGCCCAGACCTCCATAGGCTCAGGCCATTCAACGAGAGGTGTATCAGCTACCAAGGCAGTGATGGGCATTCTTGCCCACATAGCACCGCCATGAACATTTGGTTCGTTGTCATCATCATATGTTTCCGCTCCGGTAAAAATTACCTGAAAACTCAAACACCTACAGGGTATTGACGTTACCGCTATAGCCATAGCATGAAGAAACTCTCCATGATATTTCTGATGATTGTGTGTGTATTCCTTTCTAACCCAGCATTTAAAATACGGGATATTGCTTTGTAAAAACGCCATTAGTAATAACTTGCCTTTCTCGGATAAAAAGGCTCGTCCTCTTCATCCGTGTGCAGCCTCAGGAAACCACCCTGCCTGAAACGCAACAATGCTTGGGTAGAGGAGTCTACAAGGTCATCGTGCTCTCCTGCCGGGAAAGCCGCAAACTCCTCCACCACTTCTTCAGCAAATCTTGTATTCGGTCTCCAGACATTGCCTGAAGCAAACAGATCTGCCACTGCGTTGACCCTGGCTATCTTATCATTACCACGCGATGGGGTGTACTCAGATACTAGTATTCCCATAGCTCTAAGCTCAAATATCAATGGCGTACCAGCCGCTTTGGCCTCCACGATACAGGCATCGGGTTCCCAGTACTCGTAATACTCGTATGCTTTCTTTTTAAGCTCTGGAAACTCCAGTCTTTCTTTCAACGCATCCAGCAGGATGATATTGGCTTGTGTTTCGCCGTTATCGTCCGGGTGGTAGAAAACCCCCCATGTAGTGCATGCGGAGTAGTCAGACCGTTGTGTTTTAAGAAATGCGGTATCCCATGACTGTATAATAAACTCGCAGGGAGGTGGCGTGTCCTGTTCCCACTCTCTCCACCACTCCCTTTTAACCAGCGCACCCTCTTCTGACGTAGGGTTCTGCTGATACTGAGCATTCCATTTTGGAGCAGGAAGTTCGTTCCGTAACGACTCTAACTCCTCCAAAGGCCAGAACTGAGGCCATAACGACTTACCAGAGGGCATAATTGCTGGAAACTCGATGACTTCCCATTCATCTGTTCCTGCTCTCTGTACGGATGACTTAACGATCTGGCCCGTCAAATCCCTTTTGTGCCATCGTGTCATAACAACAATGATGGCTCCTCCGGGCTGCAAACGCTGCCTAGGCCCTGATGTATACCACTCGTATACCTTATCGAATACCGATGGATCGGCGCTTTGCCCCTCTTGTTCAGAATGGGGATCATCAATAATAAGGAGATCCGCGCCTTTACCAGTAACAGCACCACCAACACCTATGGCGAAATATTCGCCGCCCTTACTGGTACTCCATCTTCCTGCTGCCTTTGAATCGGCCCGTAAGCCCATATTCGGGAAGACAGTCTTGTAATCATCACTATCTACCAGGTTTCGGACCTTTCGCCCAAACCCGACACTTAATTCTGCTGTATGCGCTGTTTGTATTATTTTCTTATCAGGGAACCTACCTAGAAACCACGCTGGCAGCAGATAGGATGCAAACTCTGATTTAGTGTGCCTAGGAGGCATATTTATGATCAGTCTTTTGAGTTCCCCACGAGCAACTCGCTCGAAAGCATCAC